AAGTAAANGAAACATCTGTAGATACTTTGAGGTTTAATCTTTCTGGCTCACAAACCTTTGTAAAGTTCGATGGAGATACCCCTAGTTTTTTAGATGGAAAAACACAATACAGTCATAGTGAGATACTTACTATTTTAACTGGGTCTGCATGGTCTGATAACGAAATTCCAGACTAATTCATAATAATTGAAACTATATAAAGATATTTATAATAAATGAATTTAGGACAACAAATAGTAAAAGATATAATAGTAGAAGCAGATTCTCCTATTAAAACAATAGTAGCAATTTACCCAGGCAGATTTCAACCTATGGGTAAACATCACGCAGAAGTATTCAAATGGTTACAAAAGAAATTTGGAAAACAACATACATATGTTGCAACATCAGATATAGTTCAACTACCAAAATCTCCATTTAATTTTAGAGAAAAAAGAAGTATCATGCTTAAGCATGGAATTCGAAATATTGAACAAGTGAAGAACCCATATCAATCAACAGAAATTATTCAAGATTATGACCCATCAACAACTGCAGTAGTATTTGTGTATGGTAAGAAAGATGCAGGAAGATTACGAACAACTAAAAAAGATGGCTCTCCAGGTTATTTTCAAGATTATGAAAAGTCTAAAAATAATCTAGTTGGTTATGATAAACACGGATATTATGTTATATCACCGCATATTAAATTAGACATACCAGGATTTGGTGAGATGTCAGGAACAACATTAAGATCAGCATTAGCAACAGCAGATCAAAATACATTTAAAGCAATATTTGGTTGGTATGACCCAAAAATATTTGATATGGTTAAAAAAAAATTAACTGAACAAATTGAAGAATTTTTGACCACTATTAATATGACTAGAACACTTAATGAAATTAGTATAGCACATGGAACTAAACAAGATGTAGATGACGGACCTAGATATTTTTATGGTAATCAAAAGACATATAGAAAACAATCTGCAGATATGGCAAAACGATTAGGATTTGAAGTCGTTAATTATCTTGTTAAAGATACTCCATTCGAAGTACATAATACAGATTTCCCAGAAGGACCTCCATTAACAGTATCATATTTCCCAACAGGAGTTAAAGGAGGAGCTGCATCAGGTACTGATTATATGAAAGACTTAAAAGGAAATCCTGCATATAGTAAATGGAAATCTTATATTACAAAAGTTGCACAACAAGTTGGATATAAATTTTTAGATTATCTAGACGCACAAGATTCAATTGATTCAAGTAAAGGTGAAGTATTAAAACCAACCACATTAAGAGAAGATATTAATTTACCAGTCAATATAGGCGACACAGTATTAATGGGTAGATTTAAAAATAAAAAGGTAGTTGTAAAAACTGTATCATGGAATGAAAAAGGAGACTTATTAATTAATGGAAGGTCTGCTATGAGAATGAGAATTATTCCACAAGAACCAAAAGAAGAACAGGTATTAACAAAAGAATGGTGGACTAACACATTCAAACAATTATTAACTGAAGGTGGAGCCGCCGGACATATGAATCATCCATTTGATGATAGAGATATTACGTTTGGCGATATGAAGCAAATGATACGATTATCATTAGAAGGGAAATTGGATTTAGAAAGTGGTATTCAAGAAAAAACAGATGGACAAAATTTAGCAATTACTTTTAAGGATGGTAAAGTAAAAGCAGCAAGGAATAAATCAACTATTAGAGAACCAATGGATATTGATGCAGTTAGAATGAAATTTAAAGGCCGCGGAGAAATAGAAAAGGCCTTTACATTCGCAATGGATGATTTAGAAAAGTCATTATTACAAGTACCAGACGATGAATTAGATATAATTTTTATGAATGGAACTAGATTCTTAAATATAGAAATAATCTATCCAGGAACTAAAAATGTTATAATGTACGGTCCAAAAGCTTATTTACAATTCCATGGAGTAGAAGAATATGATTTAGTATCAGCAACTAAAATAAAGTCATATCCAAAATATGCTCCTATGTTACAAAAAATGATTACAGATGTAAATGCTCATGTACAAAAACAATTTGAAATAATTCCACCAAAGATATTAACAGTTGGTAAACTACCTGATTTTGAAAAGAAGGAAAAATATTTTATTGATAAAGTAACTCAATTACAAAAAGTATTTAAACTTAAAGATTCAGATGAATTAATAATGTGGCACGAAGCTTGGTGGAACGGAAAAATTGATCAAACAATTCCATATGCAACAGAAGATGTAAAACTTGGACTATTAAAAAGATGGGCATATTTTGATAAATCATTTAGAATGAATTCAAAAACTATACCAGACCCAGGAACATTAAAGATAGTTAAAGAATTTGATAAAACAGATTTTAAGAATCAAAATAAACAAAATGTATATAACTTCGAAAAAATATTTTTAGAATTAGGAGTTGAGATATTACATAACATTCAAGATTATTTATCAGCTGCACCAATAGAAGCAACTAAAGACATCAGAAAAAGAATTGCTACAAAAATTAAAGTTATCCAAAAATCTAAAGATTTAGCGTCACTTGAAAAATTAAAGTTCGAATTAAAAAGAATTGAAGATTTAGGAGGATTTGAAAAATTAGTTCCAAGTGAAGGAATAGTATTCACATACAAAGGTAAAACATATAAATTAACAGGTCTATTTGCACCAATCAATCAGTTGTTAGGAATAGGTGGACTTAGCGACAAATAGTATATTTATATTAAAGTAATGAAAAAGGCACAAGTCATGAATGAAACAATATTAAGGAATATGATTCGACACCAAATTAAAAACACATTAACTGAACAACCATCAGCATCAGGAAGAGTAGCAACTACTTTAGGAAGAGTAGAAAAAATGGCCGGCGTTAAAATGTTAAAAAAGGCATTAGGAGCCGGCGGACCAGCACAACAAGCTGCAGGGTTACATGCTGTAGTAAAATCTATATCAGGAGATAATCCACAAACAGCTAAGCTTTTAGCTAGAGCATTAATGAAGAAAGGTAGTGATGCTCCAGATCCTGCTCCTGCTCCAACTCCAGAAGTAAATGAAAAAGTTAGCGCATCTCTGACGTCTAGAATGGGTAAGCTTGATAAAACACAAGCAATGAAAATGATGAGAGCTGCACTGAGAACAAAGCCAGCTTCTCAACAAGCAGAATTTGTAGCAGACTTAGTGAAGAATTTAGATTTGAAAGGAAATATAACTCTTTTAATTAAAAAAATTAGACAAATAAATTAATATGGGAAAAAAGTTACAGAATATTAAAGCAGTAAAACAATTACTAGCTGGAGAACATAAGTCACAAAAGAAGACACAAATATATACAGGTAAATTAAAAGTAAAAGGACAGCCTGAAGACCATGAAGTAGTAGAAAGAGATAAAGACGGCAAAGCTAAAATTTGGATAGAACGTGATGCAGCCGGCTTTGGAACACGTGTTACACAACATGATGGATTTCGATCACGTGAACCAGAAAATAGTATATTAAAATCAATTCAAGAAGCATTAGAAGTACCAAATGAATGTCCCAAATGTGGCACAGAAATGCGTAATGATGAACAACGATTAAACTTTAAGTTTTATTTCACACGTAAAAAATGTTTTAGTTGTGTGTTACAAGAAGAACGAAAATTAAAACAAGAAGGACCAGAAGTTTGGAAAGCATATCAAAATAAAATAATGAAATCAAATGCAGAAGGCTGGTTTAAAGATGCTGATAGAGAAGTAGAAATTGTAAAAAATCAAGTTGTAAAGACATGGCAAAATGCACAAGGAGAATATGGCGAAGCTGATATGTCCGAGTTTTTAGAGAAAGTAGAGAAAGATTATAAAAAATTAAAAGATGGTATTAGAAACCAATTTAAGTAAATGGCAAATGTAGATATAATAAAACGTAATTTAGTTAAAACAATTGATGCAATGAAAAAGAACATCGAAAAGTTTAAAAAAGCTAAAGATGATGCAGAAAAAAAGAAGTACGCTAAAATTGCATATAAATTACAAGATAAAAAGAAAAAACTTGCAAAAGAGTTAGATGCAAAAATAAGCGGACTACATGCAGATGCTGAATTGGAACTAGATGAACAAACATTACGCAAACAGATAAGAACAATTATATTATCAGAAATACAAAAAAAGATTAAAATAAAAGAAGAATAGTTATGAGTATATTAACAAACCTATTTTCGGGTGGAGCAGCAGAGTTAGTAAAAAGTGTTAGTGGAGTTATAGATAATTTACATACATCTAAAGAAGAAAAACTAGCTGCAGAACAAAAAATACAACAATTGATATCAGATCACCAAGCTAAAATGGAACAAAATATAACTGACAGATGGTCAGCTGATATGAAGTCTGATTCATGGCTGTCAAAAAATGTTAGGCCTTTAGTTCTTATATTTTTAGTCGTATGTACAGTTCTAATGATATTTATAGACGCAGGAACAATTTCATTTACAGTCGAAGAAAAATGGACTGATTTATTACAATTAGTTCTTATTACGGTTATTGGTGCATATTTTGGCGGTAGAAGCTTCGAAAAAATTAAAAAATAGTTTTACAATTATTTGTTTTTCTGAAGATAATTCATTATATTATACTATAAATCATGGCCGTGCAAAAATCATTAAAAGAAATTATACGTGATGAATATAAAAAATGTTCACAAGACCCGGTACATTTTATGCGTAAATACTGTATAATTCAACATCCTACTAAAGGTAAAGTATATTTTAATTTATATCCATTTCAAGAAGATTCATTAACCAAAATAAAAGATAATAGATATACTGTAATATTAAAATCTAGACAGTTAGGTATTTCAACTTTAACTGCCGGGTATGCACTATGGAAAATGATATTCCAATCAGATTTTAATGTTTTAGTAATTGCTACAAAACAAGATGTAGCAAAAAACCTTGTGACTAAGGTAAGAGTAATGCATGATAATTTACCTAAATGGTTAAGTGGAAGGACGATGGAAGATAATAAATTGAGTCTAAGATTTAAAAATGGGTCACAAATTAAAGCAATATCATCAAAAGCAGACGCAGGTAGATCAGAAGCCTTATCATTATTAGTATTAGATGAAGCAGCATTTATTGATAGAATAGATGAAATATGGACTGCGGCACAACAAACATTAGCTACTGGTGGAGGCGCAATTATGTTATCAACACCAAACGGCACAGGTAATTTATTTCATAAAACATGGTGTGATGCAGAAGCAGGCGGACAATTTTTACCAATTAAATTACATTGGACAATGCATCCAGAACGAGATGAATCTTGGAGACAATTACAAACAGAATTGTTAGGCGAGAAAATGGCAGCACAAGAATGTGATTGTGATTTCATAACTTCAGGTCATACAATTGTAGATGGACCTATCATTCAGTGGTATGAACAAACATATGTCGAAGAACCTAAAGAAAAACGAGGATTTGATTCAAATTATTGGTTATGGGATTATCCTAATTATTCAAAAGCATATGCNGTCGTGGCTGATGTTGCACGAGGCGATGGAGGAGATTATTCTGCATTTCATGTTATTGAAATTGAAAGTATGACACAAGTTGCAGAATATAAAGGTAAAATAAGTACAACAGAATATGGCAATATGTTAGTATCCGTAGCTACAGAATGGAATAATGCACTATTGGTAATAGAGAATGCAAATATAGGTTGGGCAGCAATTCAAGTTGCTATAGATAAAAATTATGAAAACTTATATTATTCATATAAACAAGATGCGTATGTAGATGAAGATGTGCATTTGAGCAAAGGGTATGATTTAAAAAACAAATCACAAAAAGTTCCTGGATTTTCAACCACATCTAAAACTCGTCCATTAGTGATATCTAAAATAGAAACATATTTCAGAGAAAAAACCCCAATTGTAAAGTCAAAACGATTGATAGATGAATTATATGTCTTTATATGGAATGGACATAAAGCAGAAGCTCAAAGAGGGTATAACGACGATCTAGTAATGGCTTTTGGAATTGCATTATGGGTACGTGACACAGCATTAAGATTACATCAACAAGGAATAGATTTATCAAGAAAATCATTAGGACATTTCGGAAAATCTCAAGGAGTATATACAAGTACAGAACAATTACCAAAAGAATGGCAATGGAAATCAGGAGATGCCGAAAACGATGATTTAACTTGGCTAATCTGATATTTATTATATAATAGGTAAATTATGGCAAATACATCATTAAGAGCACGATTAGGAAGACTTTTTGCAACTAATGTAGTTGTAAGAAGAATTTCGAAAAACCGATTAAAGGCGGTAGACACAAATAAATTACAATCAACAGGTAATTTATCTAATAAACGATATGTTGATAGATTTTCAGGCATTCATAGAGGAATGCCAGGATATGGAAGTTATAATCAAAATCAAACCTTTCATACATCAAAAATAGAGTTATTTACAGACTATGAAGCAATGGATATGGACCCAATCATATCATCAGCTTTAGATATATATGCAGACGAATCAACCGTTAAAGATGCAGATGGAGATACACTAACAATTACTAGTTCAAATGATGAGGTAAGAAAAATATTAAGAAATTTATTTTATGATGTGTTAAATATTGATTATAATTTATGGCCATGGATTAGGAATGCATGTAAGTATGGTGATTTTTATTTATGGTTAGATATTGAAGAAGAAATAGGAATCGTTAATGTTGTACCAATGTCGGCATATGAAATTAGACGTGATGAAGGATTTGATGAAAAGAATCCATATGCATACAAATTTGTTCTAGAACAAACACATGGAGGAGGAAGTCATTTTACAGCTCCAATGGCCGGACCAAGTTCAGAATTCCAACCTTTTGAAATCGCTCACTTTAGATTATTATCAGATACAAACTTTTTACCATATGGTAAATCGATGGTAGAAGGTGCAAGAAAAATATTCAAACAATTAATGTTAATGGAAGATGCGATGTTAATACATCGTATTATGAGAGCACCAGAAAGAAGAATTTTCAAAATTGATGTAGGTAATATACCACCAGCCGAAGTTGATAATCATATTCAGACAATCGTTAATAAAATGAAAAAGGTCCCATATATTGATGAGAAGACAGGAGATTATAATCTTAAGTTTAACATGCAAAATATGATCGAAGATTATTTCATGCCAGTACGTGGTGGAGATACCGGAACATCAATTGAAGCTTTACCAGGATTAACAAATGATGGACAAATAGAAGATATAGATTATCTAAAAAATAAATTATTTTCAGCATTAAAGATACCAAAAGCATTTTTAGGATATGATGAAGGAGTAGAAGGTAAGGCAACATTAGCAGCAGAAGATGTTAGATTTGCAAGAACAATTGAAAGAATACAAAAAATATTTGTTTCAGAATTAACTAAGATTGCAATTGTACATTTGTATTCTCAAGGTTATACAGATGCCGATCTTGTTAACTTCGAACTATCATTAACTAATCCATCTATTGTATATGAAAAACAAAAAGTAGAAATACTTAATGAAAAGATTGGACTTGCAAATACAATGAAAGAAAGTAATATGTTTTCT